TTAGGAACTGCAACTGTTGATGGTGTAGGCGTTGGTGTAGGCGTTGGTGTAGGTGTTGGTGTAGGAGTAGGTGTAGGTGTTGGTGTTGGGGTTGGTGTAGGTGTTGGTGTTGGTGTAGGTGTTGGTGTTGGTGAAGGCGTTGGAGTAGAAGCCCCTTCATAAATATCTCCATAGGCAATCCAACTATCTAAGCCAACCTTTATTAAAGTTGCTTTTCCAAACCTAGAATCAATATACATTTGAGAATTTTTGCTATTTATTGTAACCCCAACTGCTGGAGTAAAAGTTGTTGTTCCTGATCCGTACTCAATTAAATCAACTTTATATCCAATTGGTAGTGCAAGATCAGAATTTGCTGGTACTGTAAGAAGCATTGATGAAGAAGTTGATAAAAGAATTACAGATCCAACATATGTTGATTCTAAACTAAAACTAGATGTTTTTTCTATTACTGTTCCTATGTTTGCAATATATGGTTTAACCTCAAACCGTTCAAGCCCTGCATTCCAATCAAGACCCGTTCCAGCCAATGTAGAATAATCTCCTGTAACTCCATTGATTGCATCTATAACATATGATGTTGTTGCTAATTGTGCTGTATTTGTAATTCCATGAACATTAGTAGTATCTGCAGCATGTGTAGCATCTGCATCCGATAAGGATTTTAGGTACCCTGCAATTGATTTTGTATTTATGCCATTTGCTATTCCAAGTTCATTAACAGAAGGAATTGTGCTTGATCCATAATGATAAAGCCTTAAAGCCTCTTGAATGTCTGCTGGATCTTCAAATCCAGGAATCTTGGTTGGGTATACCCCAGAACCAATTTCTGTATCATCAATATATTCAGCAGCCATTACATATCACCATCTTAGATTATACTACCGTAATTAGGAAATGAATAGAAAATGTCCCATTTAGGCTAACCGTACTTCCTTCTACAAATTCAACGGCATTTATATCAACAGGTAGCACTTGATCCCCATTATCTGCAGTTGCCAAATCTTTAACTATAATAGAATGTGCAATAGGATTATCTGGATCAGCAAAAGTACATTGAACATTAAAGTTTTCTTTTGTGATACCTCCTATAACATTTGTTGGAACAATATTAGATATTTTAAAATCTACTTCGCTTGTTGTTTTACCATCTGTAAATGCAACTTGTCTTATAGCACTAAACTTATCTGTCATTAGTGGGCCAACTGGAACCCATGTATTTACACCAGACTGAGAAACATACTGATAAATAACCATATAGTCTTCATCTGTAGTTTGAATATTTATATATGAATCTAGAAGTTGTAGTGGAGTGTCATGCGATGCTGTGTTTGGATCTCCAAATCCTACAAAAAATGAACTTCCTCTATCTCCTTGAGGCCCAAAATCTACTTCAACATTAACAGTATCTGTACCACCAATTACTGTAATATCGTCGGGAGATACAAATATATTTGTCATTAACTTCCATCACCTTGAGTTACATCATCTGTTACTGAAATTGATCCTGTTAAAAGTGTAAAGACTTTATCGTAGGATCCCGAAACTGGATCATAAATTTGAATATCATAAACATAGGTTCTAGAAGCATCCATTTCTGCTCCATTTTCAGGAGTAATGGCACACTGTATGAATGTGCTTTGAATCGATGCATATCCAGAAGTTTTTCCAGTTGGCATAAGCGTTGTTGTTTCTGGGCTTGCACCACGCTCTGTTGCAATTGTAAATTTCGCATTAGTATAATCTCCCAATGTAAAAGAAGAGCCATCTGCGTTTTGAGGGTATACTTTAAATTCATAAGTGTCACCCTTATAATAATTTATATTTAATTCTCCTGGAAATGCCATGGTTTTATTATACCACGCTGACGTAGACTGAATTGAAAACTATTGAGGCATCAAAATCTGTTCTTATTTGTGGAACTGCTCCGTTGCCCCACATATAGGTGTCTTCTATAAATATTTGCTGGGTAGTAGAAAAAACATAGGTTCCCTGATACTTAAAAGACCCTATTAATTGAACAAATTCTTTATCTTTACGTGCAAAATATGTTCTTAGCCAAACCTCTGTATTAGATGTATAGGTCGTTAATTCAAAGTTATATGTTATAAATACTTGCGAGCCTTCTTTTATACCGTGGAAGTTTAACGCTCTTTGATGACTATTCCAAAGACTGGTACATCCTTTAGGAAGATACTTTTCGTTTTGTTCTTTATCTTTTGTATCAAGAATAAGGGTTACCCATCCATCATCTCCTTGAGAAATACCAAGTTTAATTGGTTTATCAATAACATTTGTATATGAAGCCCATCCCGCTTGCTGTCCTGAAGATGACAAAGAACTTGCTCCATCTTTGCCTGCTGGTCCTTGTGGGCCTCTTAGTCCTGCTTTTCCTTCTGCTCCTTGAGGTCCTTCTTTGCCATCTCGACCATCTCTACCTGCAGGTCCCTGTGGGCCAACTGCGCCAGGTACGGGAAGAAAGGATAAAGTACTGTCTGGAACAAAAGTTGATTGACTTTGTTCTACTTGTGCAGCATAAGAAGATTTTTTTGCACTTGGGAAATCCATAGATTTAGAAACAGCCATGAATACATTATCTCACTATATTATTCAGAGATGTATGTACCAGCAATATGGAAGTTGTCTGCTACGTTTAATGTTACTGGACTATTAAAGTCAAATGGATCATCTTGTCCCGCAGAGTTTGTAAACGTTAGCGCCATTTGTGATTGACCTGCATAAACATGTCCGCCAATCGCATATTGTTTTCCAGATGAAATGTCATGCAAGCAACCAGATGTAAACTGGTATCCATACTTTGCGGGGAATGGAAGATCAATAAAATATTGACCATCACCAAATGTAAGAATGTTATCCATATCTACTTGTACTTGGAAATGTACCATTGGACCATTTATTACATATGTACCGCTAAATAATGGAGCACCGTCAAATGTTGGCTGTGTGCCAAGAGTTCCGCCATTAACTGTAAATGACTGTTCTATTGAAGTTGCAGACATAACATCTCCAATAGTTGCAATCTGGTTTGCTGGATCGGATGAGTCATGTAAGTACTCTCCATTACTTTCTCCGCCACTAATAACAAGATTTTGATCTGCCTGAACTTCTAAGTTACCGTCATCATTTATAATGCCTGTGACACGTAGATAACCTGTTTCTGTAGGTCCACTTAGGTACCCTGCTCTGTTAAAGTTCCAGGCATGACTTCCGTTATCTCTGATAAATGTATAGTTATCAAATGGTATAAAACCAATGCTTGGGGTAGTTTCGTAAGAAGTAGTTCCATTTTGCTCATCTCTAACTACGTTAGTAATTACATACTTCTGACCACTAATGATTGTAAAGTCATTATAATCTGGTTCAGCCATTGCAGACGCTATTACATAAATCTGCCCTCCATCGCTATTAGCATTCTGGTATGTCCAAGTGTAGTCCTCTTGCTTTGACTGAACAACAGTAGTTCCGTTTGCGTCAGAAACTCTAACCCCTGCTCTTTCGCCACCAAGAATAAGTTCTACATTGGAGTAGTCTTGTACTCCACCTGCACGAATATGAATATGGTTTGGTGCAGTTGGATCAATGATAATTCTTTGCTCTGTTTCATTATCTACATCGTTTGGAACAAGGTGCAGAGTGTCTCCACCATACCCATCTCCAGATGAGTTTGCTGGATTCCAGATAATACCATTTCCAGGTAGGTGGAACTCACCTTCTGAATTCATTGTCCAACCATATGTTTCACCACTTGGATCATTATAATTAGATGTGAAGCGAATGTCATCGCTTGCACGAAGCAATATGTCATCTCCACCAGCAGTAATGTAGATATCATCATCTGATTCAATGTTAATATCCATGTTTTTTGCTTCAAGATCAAATGATCCATTGTCATAGTTAATATCGATGAATGATGATGTTACAAATGAAAAAGCAATTTCATTTACTGTTGGATCTTCTGTAGGAACGGTATTGTTAATAAAAAGAGTAGCATCTGTACCGCTATAAGAGAAACCGTTTACTGTACCTGCTGCGACCCCATTAATAATAAGTGAAGCATTGTATACGCTAAGTGTTAATGAGCCAATCCAGTTAAGGATGTTTGGTGCGTTAACAAATTGAATAACACTTCCAATACCAGGTTCTACTGACCATGTAGCAGAATCCCAGTCAGGGTTTGATGCGGAAAAAGTTGTTACATCTGGATTATCAAATGCTTCTAGTTTTGCAACTCCATATGGATTAAGAACTAACTGTGACTTAACTGTGGTTGGATTGTTTGCCTGAATAATAAGTGTTTCATCATCGTTTACTGTTGCAGTTCCTGCGGTAAATTGAAAGTCTCCAAGATCTGCAGTTCCGCCACCAGCGTTGGTAGAGAAGATATCCCACTCTGAAGTGTTACCAACTGGATCTGCTAAACCACCATTTGCTTTTGCAATGTATAAGTTATTATCGCTTCCTCTTACAACTGCAAGATCTGTAACATATCCATTACCTGAAATATAATTTCCTAAATACACAAGTCCGCTAGAACCATTTGTTCCATCTGCACCTTTTGCTGCGAGTAGATTCCAAATAAATCCTTCTGAAGGTGTGTCTCCAACATTTCCACCGTTTGCATTTGCACGGTACCAAAGTTGTCCATCGTATGTTGCTAAATCTCCAACAGCATATGCTGCGCCACCACTGTATTCTCCAGTGTAGTTCCAAATAGCATCTGCGCCATCTGCTCCTGGGGCACCTGGTGCTCCTGGTGTACCTTCTCCGCCACCGCCTGTTGTGGAAAACCGTGCCATTAGTTGCCTGTCTCTAAACCAGTTTGTAGAATTGCAACCTTTGAACTGTTAACAGTCGAGATTGCATAAAGCGCATCTTGTCCAGGTAGTTCAATAGAAAATGCTGCGCCTGGAGCAATACGATATCCATAAACAGAGGCAGATACTTCTTCTCCACCAACATACACATAAGCAGATTCGTGTATATTTTGAATTGTAATATCCATTCCAGAATGAAGTCCGTTTGGAGTTAGGCGTGTAGCAGAAGTGCTACTAAGGGTTTTGTGGGCGTGTAAAGTCATGAATAGATTATATCACTTAATTATAATTTACCAGGAACCTGGTGTCCAAGCGACTCGCTTCCAAATAGGTGTAGAGCCATCAACATAGTTTGCAATACAAAAATAAAAATAATCAGATGATGTTGCAAACATTCCAGCAACATTTCCTGAAGCACCAAGCATTGAGTTTGGAACACTTGCAGGAATTACGTATGTGTCTCCTGCTGGTCCTCTTGCTCCAGTTTCTCCTGGATCTCCCTTGTCTCCAACTGCGCCTGGCATTGGAACAATTTTAATAACTGCCATTATAGTGTACCCCCTGGTGTAATGTCGCCTAACACATGAATGGTTCCAATTACTGGAGTCCAAACATTGTCTTCGATTAGTTCTGGAATAGTTACTTGAACATCAAATGGTAGTTCGGCAACCGTTCTTAAATATTTTAATCCCCAATTTTTTGTAACTGATGGATATGCCTTGATATCAACAAAGCCTTCTCCAGGCTCACAATCAAGGGCATCAAGGATGTCTCCAGATTGGTCATAGGCGGTTGCTCTAAAGATCCACCCAGTAGTATCATAAAAATCTACCTCGTTATCTTGCAAAAATTCAACACGTAGAGAACCAGTATCTCCTCTGACGACACGCCATTGGATACTTACTGGATCAGCGCCAAATATTTCTGGGGAGCAAGTAGACATAATGTGATTATACCATAAAAAAAAGACTAGTACTCAGGCTGGTGGGTATGAGATACAAACCAGAGTACTAGTCAGATTAAAGTATATCATATCAGTACAATTCGGACAGTAATACTTAAAGTTATCAGATTGTTATAATTGTAAATGTCCGTTTTATGCTATTTTGTCATAAAGTGTCAGGATGTTGGATAGTGTATACTAAATATATATAAGAAAAAAGAATATCTTTAAGGTTTTTATATAGAAGATATATTATATATAGTATATAGGGTTACTTAGATTTAGCAATATACTCTAATAGAATATCATACATGTGGTCAAGTTTATTTTTCATATTGATATGATCTTCTTTCATTTGTTTACGAGTAATATCTGCTTCATTAATACGCATTTCTAATCTTGAAATCTGATCTTTCATTGAGGATCCAGAATTTGGTTTAAGTTCGGCTAAATAGTGTTTAACAAGCCACTTGATTGAACCAGCAATAACTGCTACAATAGTAAGTATGGATA